ATTATCAAGTTTTTTTTTGTTGATATGGTCTATCGTCATCTTGGGGGGTATGGGTTCGTTGAAGTATTCATAGACGAACCGATGGACTGCTGATGCGTGTGCTGCTCCATCATAATACATCTTAAAATAATAATACCCCGATGGGTTAATCCAACACTTCATTTCTTTTCCGTGTTCGTTATATACCTTTCCTTCTTTGTCTGCGTAATAAGTCATATTAAAGCATATTTTCCTCTGTTTATTTTTTTGGGGTTTAGTTCCATCTCCACGCAATACCTCACCGCGTCTAATGAATGGTTATGTTTATCTTCAGGGACACCCAATATCTTCCCATCTTTATCTGTTTTATATTTGTAAGAGTTGAACTCTTTTACTATATTTGGGGACGATACAATATGTATATAGTGTCTTTTAAGGAGTTGTAATCCATACTCTATCGTTGTTTTCTTCGTAGGTTTGATATTAAACCCACTCCTTCTAATTTCTTCTATCGCTGCTGGTTGGGAACTATCAGCCCATATTGTATCCGTTCTATCCATCTCTAATTGGGTCATACGATATATCAAATCACTAATGGTTAAATTACTCTCATAGATTAGTTCTTTGAGGTATAGGTGTTCCCCCATTTGATATACTGATATTAGAGTATTTGGGTCTGTATAACCGAAGTCCATACCATATCCAAGTAATTTTGCTTGTTGTGGTATTTCAGTTTCTTCTGTATATTTGTTGAATACTAATGACCTTGCTATTCCTCTTTCTCCTAATGTGAATACTCTGTATAAGTTCTCGTCTTTATCTTTTAATGATTTAATTTCATCTATGATTTCTTGTGATAAAAACGGATTATCTAAAAATGTCGTTTTGAACCAATAACAAGTATCCTTCTCTTCTTCTTCGTATATCCAACTATCTATATCACTTGGGTTATAATCCAATATAATCTTGTCTGTGGTTCTTATTGCCAGTTGGGTATATTCGTCTCTATGTAGTTCATTACTCTCGTTTATCCATAATAAATCTCTCCGTCTGCCTCGTAATTTTTGTTCGTCGTCTGCGTTAAGAAACTCTATTGTATTTCCGTTGAGTTCATAATACATTTCCTGTTTGTGTAAGTCATTTGGGTTATACTTCCCGAACTTATCTAATACCTCAATAAAGTCCCTCATAACCGAACCTTTTAATGATGGGTAGTTCTTCCTTACTATCGTTATTGTTTTCCCCGTATTCCTTAAACAATACACCACAATCCATATACAGATGTTATATGTCTTACCACTTCTACTTCCTCCACGACAACTAATCATTCTGTAGTTGTCTATATTGTTTTCAATCTCCTCAAATACTTTAGTAGTTTTTATATTCATAGTTCATATAGTATAACCATAAATATCATATAATCAAGAAAAGTTCCACTTATTGTGAAACTTTATTTCTGTTTAGTGAGGTTTTATTAAACTTTCTTTTATAACCATATATTTCATTTAGATAATCTAATCCTTTATAAACATAATCAACTTTATATACCCATCTAAAACCAATAGTAGATTTATGTTTTTTTTTATTCTTATCAAGAACAGAAAGTATATTGATACAATTATTTTCTCTTGCCGCATCTCTTGCTGATGAATATTCTTTAATTACTTCTGTAAAGTCCATACTCACCTTTAATACTTTCAAATCAATTTGAGGTGTATTATATATCAACTCAATTTTTTCTTCTTGAGTAATATAATTTTCTTTTACAAGGTATTCACCTCTAATAAAACTATTATCCTTTAATGCTATTCTTTCAGGAATTATATTATTATTAACTAAAAATCTACATGCGTCTCTTTTAGCGTTAAAAGTCAAAACCTCATCACTATATAATTCATATAGATATACTTTTCTTCCAAGTTTTTCACCATTAACTTTAATTAATAATTCTTTTTGTTCTTCACTACAAATACAATTAACTTTACCTTCACCTCCATCAGTCATATTAACCAAATAACCAAGACCTAAATCTCTTCTACCATATTTTTTAATTAATTTAATTTCAATATCAAAAGCCTCTTCTTGTGTTAAATTACGATGTATTATTTCAATAGTATATCCATATTTATTTACCACATTATGCCACATATCGTTTCTGTGTATTTTTTGATATGCTCTTCTTCTTACACCAATCCCGATATAAAATATTTGTCCCGTATCTTTTCTTCTGTGTAGATATACATAAGTTTTCTTTTCCATACCACAAATATAAGCAAAATATTTTAATTCACAAAAAAAGCCCCAACCTCGTTAGGTCAGGGCTCAAAAATAAAAAACTAAAATATCTATGGCAGACATTAAAATATACTAATAAATATTATTGTTCTTCCCTTTGGTCGTCATCTTCATCTATAATGGGTTTGATAATTTCTATTTTTATCTTATCGTCTTGTTTTATTTTATCACCATCTGTTGTAATATCAATATTTGTTTTCCAACTATCTCTATACACATTAGACATATAATACTTGAAAAAGTTGGAATTAAGTTTTTGTGATGTTCCTTCTTCCCATGCTTCTCTACCTCGTTCAATCCACCATTCTTCACTTAACTCCATCGCTTTATTAATGGTTTTCTTGAACTCTGGGTCTCGTTTCATCAACTTATACATCACATCTCTTGAGATGTTTAGGTAGTTGGCAAAATGGGTCTTGTTCTTACCACAAGAACCTAACATCAATATATCTTCTTTCCAAGTTGGCAGAACTTTCCCCCTCTCAACCAACCAGGCAAGATTAACATAGGTGGGTCTATGTGGGGGGTTCTTCTGTTCCATTACTTAACTGGTGGTGGAGTTTCACCTCCTGTTTCAGGAATTGTTCCCTCAAACTTTATTTTATTGTAATACGACCACCCAAAGGCAACCATCGTCATTATAGCACCGACAACTTCAGTCAAGGCACTTTCATCTATAACACCTTTCGTCACCAGAATACCGGCTCCAAACGAAAGTATGTGTCTTATCAATCCATAAATCTTTTCACTCATATCAAATTAATTGTTTAAGTTTATTATATATAAATAGTCCGTCAGTTGATTTATTTAAGGGGTATATATCGTGGAAAAAGATATTTAGGTTCTGTCTATCGTCATAAGTAATATCTTCGTATTTTACCCCCTTTAAATGAGTTTCCCAATATGCTTTCAACTTTGGAACATAACTACTATTAAATCCTTTGGGTTGTGTTGTTCTCTTACAATTACAGGGTCTTCTCATTTTTTAATATTTTTAACATTCTTTTTATACTATCACACATCATATAGTTTTCAACAATCAACCCTTTTTTCAATTCAATCTCCAATACTGGTATTATAATATTTTCAAAATCATTTTCAATAAATAATAACTTTTCACTTTTCATTATGGTTATTACTTTGTTGGCAATATCCATTCGTTCTTCTTCTGTTAAGTTGAAGTATTCTTTCTCGGTTAATCCAATATTATATTCCATATCTATAAATATTAACATAAATAAAAAAATCCCTGATGTCTATAAGTTTGGGGACTTCATCAGGGATTTATACAATAACTACTATGGAGTATTACTACAATACAATACCAATATTAAACATTATTTTCCAATAAGTCAATTTTATCTTTGAGTTCTTGTATCATTTTTTCATATCTTTCACATTTCATTTCCAATCTCTTCAGTTCTTCATCGTATCTTTCTTTCATATCCAATATAACTTGGTTATATGCTCTTAAACTTTCGTTGAGATTTGTTATGTATAATGCTTCTTCATTCTTTTTTCTTTTATAATTTCCACCCAAATAACCCAGTAATGTAGTCAAAACTGGTAATAAATAAGTTAAATAATTTTCCATATCTTATTATTGTTAGATATAGATAAATATTAAATTATTTCTTATGACTTGAAACTTTTTACCCTCTTTCATATATTTATTGTTAGACATAACAGGGGTGTTGCCTTACCTGACCCCTAACGGAAGTGATGTTTCCATAACAATCTCAAGGTAATTACTTATCAAACACCATTTTATAGATTAATGTAGTCCTACTTACAACTATAATACCGACCTGAACTAATCCTCAATTAAAAAGGTATATGGTGGTTCTCATTTGAATAAGAGTAATAAATTACCTCTCTTATTCGGTAGATTAACAAGAGGTGTTAATATTTGTTAATCGGGGGTTCGTGAGAATAGAATAGGTAATCAAAAGATGAATAACTTAAGAGTTAAAGTTCTTAAGGGGTTCAGGAAAGGGAGTAGGTGTGCTATGTTGATAAATTAATATTTTTTATTATATTTATATAAAGAGCAAGTAGGACGGCTTTGTTTGATAAGTAAAATCATTAAAGGAATAGGTTAATCACTTGTTCCTTTTTTTTATTCAACTATATTTATTGGTATGGGAAGACCGATTAAAGAAAAGAAAAGATATATGGGAGAGAATGGACTATGGCATTACTTCTGTGTAAGATGTGAGGAATACAAGGACGAGAGGTATATGTATAAGAACAAATACAAGACCTTTGGTGTTGATATATATTGTTCCACCTGTAAGAAGAAAGAAAGATACGAGAAATACAGGAAACCAACTATGAACGAGCAATATGGGACTGCTTATGTCGCTCAAACAGGAAAACATTTAAGAGTATATCCAACACCATTTGATGATGATGATTTGGAACTATACCTAAACAATATGGGATATGATACAACCCAACCAATTTATAAACAATTCCAAAAACGAATAGAGGAGAAATACGGGGTTATTTTGGAGATGGACGATATACCATACCAAGAAAAGGAAGATAATGGATTATAAACGATTTAAATAAGAATTAAGACATGCCAATTAAACCAAAGACAGGTGAAGACAAGGACACATTCATAGCAAGGTGTATTCAAAAAGAAAAATCATTAGGTAAAAGAAGTGATGTTGCTGCGGCAATCTGTTATAGTATGTGGAAGAATAAATGAGGATAAAGTATTCAACAAGACTGGTTATATTAACCAAGAACAGAGCATACAAAATACCTTTGAGTTATAGGGGTTATTTACAGGGTAAAAACGAAAGAAAAGTATGGAATGGATATAGACATACAAATCTATTAGTTCCTCTGTTATACGAGAGATATGGGGTTGTAATACAAGAAAGAGTTGAACCAGTCCAGAGTATAGACAAATCAGTAGTTCATTTTATCAAATTAGTTATACCACAATTTCAATTTGATAATTGTGATTTACATAACAAGGAGAACTGGGGATTATATAAGGGACAACTTCGGTTAATAGATTATGGTATTGATGAAAAAATAAGTAAGATGTATTGACTATTAAGATAAGTGTTCCTATATTTGTGATATACAAAAACATTAAATACTATGAAAAACAACACAGGAGCAGCAATCGCAAGACAATCACAACTTAAGTTGATTACCGAATGGAGTAAGGATTGTGGGGTATGTCTCACATTAAAAGATTTAATCGCAATAACAAATGTTATGGTGGATTATGTTGAAAACGGATACTCAAAGGATTTGGGAACTCGTTTGGAAGCAGTGGATACTTACATTAACGAATTAAAAAAGAACTGATATGGCAACCATAAATCAACGAAATACATACATTAGAAACCTCAATAACCCTGAATTGGATAATCTAAAAAAGAGGGTATATGAATATGTTAAATCACAAGGGAATATCTCTTATAATGATGTTATAGATTACTTCTATGATAGAATGGGTATTAGGACTTCATCAACAGGTGGGGCGTTCTCTAACCTATTAGATATGGGTGTTATTAAAGAAGTAAGTGAAGGTATATTTTGTTATGTTGAAGATGAAACGGAACAACAAGAGTTATTCCTCAAAAGACAAAATGAAAAGAGAAAGAAGTGGGAAAAGAAAGGATATGAGGAAGGTTGGTTTGATTTATGGAAGTTTGAGAATGGTTATATTGTAAGTCATTAAAAATGGAACAGGATAGAAAGAAAGCGTGGGAAAGGTATATTCAGTTGAAGTATGAGGAGTATTATGGAAGTGATAGGTTTTTGAAAGATGAAATGTTGGCTGATGATACTGACGCAACATATGGGAACTAAAAAAGTTCCCATTTTTTTTGTAGATTAAAATAATTGCCGTATATTCGTGGTATGAAAAAATCAACACACACCCTATTCCTTGAAGTCGTAGAAGAAAACTCTATTGATATGTCTATCAACAACTCCATCAACAAAGCCCGTTGTATTTGGGCTATTCAAGATAAGATTGATTGGAGTGAATACAATACAGAGCGTATGGAACGGAAACTCAAAGTAATCACCCGTTTCGTTAATATGATGTTTGATGACCCATCAAGTCGTGGTAAGTCCTTGAAAAAAATGATTGGATAATTTGGTAGATTAAAAAACTCGCAGTATATTTGTAAAACAAACAAACACAGAAACAATAAACACTATGGAAAACATCACAAAGATTTACATTAACGAAGACGGAACTTTTCACACCACTCACTACAACGGAAGTTGGAATGTGATTAAGATGGAAACAACAGATGACTTGGACTACTCTATTACTATCTACGAATACCTTAATGACGCTGTGTGGAACTACGAAGAAGAAGAAGGTATTGAGTTGGAAGGTCAAGAATACGATGATTTTATTAAGTGTGAGTTGGAGTTCCTCGCTGACGCATTTGATATTGAACTCGTGTCTGTAAATGAAGAAGAGAGTATGACTTCAAAAATTACTTACCTCGTTGATGGTATGATGGAAATGAGTGATATTATGAAGTGGGACAACCACTTCCCTTACCCCGCTTCATTCCACGAAGCAGTTAAGTTCTATGTCTCTCCAAAGTGTCTTATTAACGGAGAACGGAAACAAGATTGTAAGTATCTCTACGAACACCACCACACTCTGTTTGAGAACATCTACAACGAAAAGATGGAAGAGGTTGTGGAAATGTTTAACGAAATGAAGAAATAATAAAAAAGGGGGTTAATTACCCCCTTTATTAAACCCCCCACAGAACAACCATTCATCTCTACAATAACCACTTGGAGTATCAAAGACAATTCCTGTAGAATATGTGCTTCTATCAGGTTCTGTTTCACCAGGACTTTCTCTATCGTATTCAGGATAAAGTGATGTATTATTATACAACCACATCTTTAATTTCTCTGTATAGAAATCTGCGGTATGTTTGGCACCATTCTTAATCGTTTTAAAGGTCGCCAAATCAACTGAACTACCCTGTTCGGTGTTATTACTCACCAGACCTACATTAGCGTATTCTACAAGGGCAAAATCAAGTGAGATGTAATAAGCGTTCCACATAGCACAAGGGACGATGTAGTTGTCTAAAAGGTTTTTATAATTCACATAGACTGGATTGGATATATCACCCGATGTAATAAGTTCCATCATTCTCTCATATAGAGATTGTCCTAATGCTTCTTTAGCAACTATGTCCTGTGCGATACGGATTGCGGATACTAATTTACCACTATCCATCATTTTATTAACAGGTGTATAGTCCTTTAACTTCTGCTCGCTTACGAAATATGCTGTAATCATAATATTTGATTTTGTATAATACTCAAGTTTATTTCTTGGTTTGGATACAACAACTGAATAAGGGGTTTCATTTGTTCCACCATTTCTAATTGTAATGGTTTTATTGTTGTATTGAGGAACACTTGGAATGATTGGTTAATCTCATCTGCGTTTGAACCAAGACCACCTCCGTTATTTAGCCCAATCAAAAGTCCGCTGGTGATTTTATGCCCCGATAAAATCTGTCTTTGGGTTAATTCAAATATCTCCGTGTAATATCCATCGTGAGTATTTGAAGGGATTTGTGTGATTGTTGGTGCGAGTTCTGCTCCATCACTAAATGAAACCATCGTTTTACCTGCCCCTTCTGCTCCTGAAAATCTTTCTTCAATTTTAGCCAACATCGTTCTTTGTTCGTTGTCGCTGTCTGGTATTCCGTTGTTAAAATTAACCCAAAGTCCGGGCATACCCGAATTCAAGATGTTTGAAAGATGAAATAGAGTTATTTGGTGAGCCAGTCTAATATCGTTAATAACAGACATATAATCAGGAGAACCATAATAGTTGTATCCTGGTGCGTAATTCTTAATATGGAATATCTGTCTGTTGTTTTGATTGTTTGGGTCTAACTTACTGAACTCAATAATACTCTTTTTTCTATATTCTTTGAAGTCCTCACAATAATAATAAATCTTCTGTTCCTCATCTATTGTATCCTTCTTTTGAACCCTCACAGACGACGAAGGAAGGACATAAATACCATTTAAACCCTCTGTCCTATCCGCACTCCATACAACCTCCACAAAGACATTTCCTGTCGTTATATACTCCGTTGCGAACTCCATAAAGAACTCATTTAAAGATTGTGTTGAGTTGGCAAGTTTATCACCATCAACGAACCCTTGACCTATTGAGTTTCTTACTTTAGCGTTGATACATGCGTTATGTGTGGGGTTATAATCTATGTAGTCATATAGTGTTTCAGGGAAGTCGTCCTCACTTCCCCAACTTA